ACGTCTTGTCAGCGCGGCGCTTGACAGCCGCCCAGGTCCTGTGCCACCATTCGATCTGCGCCGCTTTGGCGCGTCGAGGAGGAAGCATGAACAGAACCAGCCCCAGCCCCAGCCCCAGCACCAGCACCAGCACCAGCTCCTGGGCGTGGGCGGACCGCATCTCAGACGCCATCGAGGCAACGGCCGCTCGCCTCGCACGGGAGGACGGCGAAGCGTGGGCGGACCGCATCTCAGACGCCATCGCTCGCATCGCACGGGAGGGCAACGAAGCCCAGCCGGCCCGTCCGTGTAAGTGAGCGCTCACTGGGGCGGCTGGCCAGGCAGCGACAGGCGGGTAGGGCCAGGCGGGCAGAGCAGGGCAACTCGGGGGCGCCGGGGCCCCTGCCCGGACGGGTGTCCTTGACCGTGGGCCCCCGTCCTAAACTGCGACGTCAAAAAAGGTTTGTGACAGTTGAGGTTGTGTTGAGGTACAAGCACCTACCCCGGGGGAGTTCCGGTTAAACGCGTGGGATGCGTTCGGCGTCTCGTTTATTCCCTCGGTGGCAGCTTGTGTGCTGCTGGACCGTCCGTCCTGCGGCTATCCTGTTGATCCCATCCGGGCAGGAGTTGCTTAAGGTGGGTCCGCCTTTCGGCTGGGGTTTTATCTGGGTTGGTCCGCCGCACCTTCCCAACGCTCGGGGCGTCAAGCGCGTGGGGTATGGTATACACTTTCTCGCACGTTATTGCAAAGGAGGTGGGGTCGTGGCCGACTGGGACGGGTTCTTGTTGTCGGGTGACGACTGGGAGCGCAGGAATGGTGAGCTGCGCATGGCGCTGCCGCTTGACGTGCGACTGGAACGGTTGCGGCTTGAGCTGGTGGAGTTAAAGCGCCGGTTGATAGAACTTGAGCTCGATGGCAAGCGCCGTAATTGAGCCTGGGCTTCTGGAGGCGCTGTCGGCTGACCGGAACCTGGCTATCGAAACCATATTCGGGGATTCGCACGAGGACGATACGGCGCCGTTCCACGTCGACGTGGTGAATTTGTGGTCGTCTGCTGATGAGTTCGTGATGATCGAAGGCTTCCGGGAGTCGGGAAAGACTACCCGCGCCCTTGAGTTCCTGACCCTGGAGGCGCTGTTCGGCAACTATCGGTTTGGCCTATTCATAGCTGATAACTTCGCCAAGGCTTGCGATAAGCTGGACATCATGCGCTGGCACCTTCGAGACAATGCGAAGATCCGCGCCATCTTCGGAGACACCATCGGGGAGAAGGACAACGCCTCGATCTTGCAACTGAAGAACGGAGTCAAGCTACAAGCCATGGGGCGGGAACAATCTCCCCGAGGTTTGCTCTACCGGACGGCTCGTCCAGACCGGATATACATCGACGACCCGGAGAACCGCGAGCGCGGTGACGTGGCCTCCACCCAAGCGGTGGACAATACGATGAAATGGCTCTACGGCGACGTGATACCCGCCATGGACAAAAGGAACGGGAAGATCCGCATCAACGCCACGCCCATGGCCCGTGACTGCATGGTGTCGCGTCTGCGGGACGACCCGTCATGGGTCACAAGACGATACCCCATTGTGATGGGCGACGTGGATTCTGAACATGCTCGGGCAATGTGGCCTGCCCGGTATCCGGTCAATTGGGTAAGGGCACGCCGGGACATGGCTCGCAGCCAGGGATTGCTCACCGCTTTCATGCAGGAGTACATGTGCGTGTCGGAAGAAGAGTCGGAGAAGGTATTCCCTGCGGGCGGTTTTGTAGAGACACCCGCCGCTACTTTGGAATGGGAACCCATGTTTGCGGTACTGGACCCGGCCAGGACCACGAAAAAGACCAGCAACCTGACCGGGATGGCCGTGTTCTCCCTGGTGGGCAGCAAGATACGGGTGCATGAGTCCTCCGGCGAGCGGCTTCAGCCATCGCAGATTGTGTCCCGGCTGTTCGAGTTGCAGGAAAAATACTGCCCGGTCGCCATCGGCATTGAGTCGAACTCGCTTGAAGAATTCCTGATGCAACCCATCCGGCAGGAGATGATCCGCCGCCACGTTATCCTGCCCATCGTTGAACTGCGAGCCCCGCACGACCAGCGCAAAGCAGATTTCATCAAAGGCCTGCAGCCTTTCTACAATGCGGGAGACATCGAGCTGATCGGCGGGGATAGCGCCCACTCACGCCTGGTAGAAGAGATGACTTCGTTCCCATCTAAGAACGATGACGTGGTAAACGCCCTGGCTTACGCCACGCGTATCCGGCCAGGTCAGCCGGTCTATGACGACTTCGGCGTGGAAAACGTGGTTCCCGACACCAGCGCATTACGGGCGCAGCCCATCTATGTCGCCTTCAACGCTTCGGGGAAAGAGGTCACCTGCGTTGCCATGCAACTGCAAGGCCAAGCCATGATGATCCTTGATGACTGGATGGAGTCTGGCGACGTATTCGAAGCCGTGGCCAGCATCCGCCGCCAGATCCAGGCGCAATTTTCCAATCATCGCGTGCTGGCGTTTTGCCCGTCCGATCATTTTGACGACTGGGCCAGGACCGCGCTTGTGCAGGCAATGAAAGCGAACAAGATCCCCCCGGCCCGCGGCGCACCAATACAAGACTCCCGTGGCGCGCTTTCGCATTTCATCCGAACCACATGGAAAGGACAGCGGTGCCTTCTCGTTCCTCGGCACGCTCGGCATACCTTGAACGCGCTGGCCTGCGGGTACTGCCTGCCCCTGGGAAACGACGGGCGCCTTGGGTCCACCCCGGCTGACAATCAACACCGAACTCTATCGGAAGGGGTGGAGTCATTGACTCAGTCTATCGATTCGGGTATAAACGCCCCAATTATTGCCAATTACGCGGTAGGCTCTGGTGGTCAACGATATATGACAAGTCGGCCGGGGATTGCCCTGCGGCCTCGCTAGGAGAGTTTCCCATGAAAATGAAACAGGCACGGCCCGTTGATGACGCAACCCAGGCGACGGATGTCAAGCTCAAGGGGTTCCCCGCTGACCTCGGCATGAACATGGGTAACCGACACCCAAAAGAGTACGCCAACCTGCCCAAGGGTTGCCATACGCCCACCATGAAAAAGAACAAGGGTTCGCGGTGATGAAAAAACGCGACCCGTTTTTTGCTGGCGAGCCGGTCCACAAGCGCAAGTCGCCATCGGACATGAAGGGCAAGCTGTCCAAGGCGGGAGTCGTGAAACCCGCCATGGTGGCCATGGGCAAGAAGAAGAAAACCAACCCGCCGATCCGCCCTGGCATGAAGCCCAAGTCCGTGACGCCCTGAACTTATGGCACAGGCGACCGAGATTGGCTACGAGCCCGAGGACGCCTATACCATCAGGCCGGCCGAGAGCCGCAACGCCAAGCCAGACAACTGGGCAAAGCGCAAAAATTCCCCGCAGATCAAGTCTGCGGAGAAGTCCTGGCCGCTTATTCAGCAGGCCTATACCAACATGCAGGAGTTCGGTAGTCGCTCGAAAGATTACTGGAACATCTACAACTGCCAGTTGGATGAAAACCAGGCGTACACCGGTTACGCGCAATGCTATATCCCCATTGCCCGGGACTGCGTAGAGGCGCGAAAGCGCCGCACGCTTGCGCACCTGTTCCCAATCAATGACCGTCACGTCGAGGCTATCTCGACGGATGATGAAACGCCGTACGCCACGCAGTCCTTACTCGAACACCATATCAGTCTGTGCGACTTGCGCACCAAAATCGGCGCCATGATCGTCCAGGGCGACGTGACCGGACAGTGGAACCTGTACGTCGATTGGGCGAAGGACCGCAAGCGCGTCACTCGCATGGTCGAGCGCACCGCGCAGCTGGGCGAGGAAGGAACCGTCGACCCGGGCGAAACCTTCCAGGACATCTCTGACGATGAGTTCGTCACGGAAGAGCATCCCGATATATGGGTTCCTGCCACGACCGATATTGCGGTCATACCGCCAACGGTTGATGAGTTGAAAGACGCTCAGATCGTGTGCATTCTGCACCGCATGAGCAAGTCCAAGGTGGCGGATTTTATCAAGCGCGGGATATTCGTCTCGGTCACCGCGGATGAGCTCATGCGCGGCATGGAGGTCAAGCCCAGCAACATGGGCAAGAAAGCCCTCGAGGACTTGGGCATCAAGACCGAGGGCACGGACAAGCACGCCGTCATCTACGAGGCCCACTTGCGTATCCGGCTTGACCACGAGGACAAGGAACAGTCCGTCATCTGGTACCGCGGCGACGGCAAGGTTCTGGGAATCATCCGCAACCCTTTCTGGGGAAAGCGCATCCCCATCATCAGCGCGCCGCTGAACAAGACGGCGGGCGCGTTTTTTGGGAAGTCCCAGATCGAACCCGTCCGGTTCCTGCAATGGCAGGCGAACGACATCGCCAACATCGGGCAAGACGCAGCCATGTATGCGTTGAACCCGGTCATCATGACCGACCCGGAGAAGAACCCTCAGTACCAATCCATGGTTTTGTCCATGGCGGCAGTGTGGCCCATAGATCCGAACTCGACCCGGATCCTTGAGTTCCCCAAGATGTACCAGGACTCGTGGCAGATCGTGGGCATCCTGAAGGCGCAGATCCGCGAGTCCATGAACGTGAACGACTACGAGATCGGCCACATGCCGCAAACGCGCAAGACCAATGCGCAAGTGGGCGCTCTGGGACAGGCAGCGGCCATGGGCTCGAACGACATGGCCAAGGACATCGAGAACCGCATCCTCAACCCGCTGCTTGAAATGATGTTCGAACTCGACACCCAGTTCCGCACCGAGGAAACAACCATTCTGGTGATGGGTGAGTTTGGCGTAAAAGCCCACGCGGAGCGGGTATCACCGCAGCAATTCTCGGCAAAGTACTTCTTCCGCTGGCTGGGCACCGATTACATTGCTTCGGTGCAGCGCATACAGCAGCAGATTGCCGCCATGAACGTGCTGCGCGGAATCCCGCCGCAGGCCATGAACGGCAAGCGCCTGGACATCATGCCAATCCTTGAGCAGATGGTAGAGACGGTGTTCGGTTCCGGCCTTGCCGGAAAGATCATCATCGACCAGCGCGACCAGGTAACGGTTCCACCGGACATGGAAAACGAAATGCTTCACAACGGCCTAGCCGTTCTGGTGCATCCGATGGACAACGACATCGAACACATTCGCGCCCACCAGGAACTGGCCAAGACCACGGGCGACCCGTCCGCGCATATCCGGGTTCACTTGCTCGAACACATGAAGCAGTTGCAGGGCAAGGCTGCGCAGCAGCAAGCGCAGATGGCCGGAGGCGCATCGGCACCCGGCCAGGGAATGCCTGGCGGCGCAGGACCTGGCGTCCCTGGATCGCCTCGCATCGGAGCGCAACCGGCAATGCCCCGCGGTGGACAAGGTCCCGGGGGAATGATTCATCAGGATCAAATTCAGTCGCCTGAATCAGGCGGCAGGGGGTAGACATGGCACAGGCTGGATTCCCGTTTACCGGGCTGCAATCTGAAGGCGCAGGGATGAATTACGGCGCGGTGGTTCAAGGCTTGAACCAGCTGTCGCTGCAACTAAGCCAGGGAACGCCAACCGCCATTTTGTCAAGCGGAACGTCATCGGCTACGGCCAACGCCGCTCTTATGCAAGCCGCAGCTAACTCAGGATACCTGTCGATTGCGCCACAACCCGGCGTGTACTACTTCAACAGCACCATCGTGCTGCCCAGCCTTTGCGACGTGGTCATCCCTTCTGGCGTGGAACTGCGCGCCGTGCCGGTGACGCCGTCGGTGGCCGGGAACAACTTCCGCGCCTTTACCAACGCGAACTTTCAGTCCACATATCAAAGCATCAGCAGCATCACGCCCACTTTCCAGACGCCTTACGCATCAGGATCGCTGGGCACGATCGCCACTGTGGTGACCTCAGCCGCGCATCCGTTCACCGGTCTTACCCGGCAATTTGTCTACATCCGGGGCGACTACAACGATATGTACAACGGCATCTTCGAAGTAAACACCGTGGTAAATTCCACGACGTTTACCATCGCCATGGGCCAGGGATCGGCGGGACTTGCGGCGAGCTACGGAGATGGTCCAGCCATGCAGATGGCCCCGGCGGATGCGTTCATTAACATCACCGGCGGCGGCACCATCAACATGGACTCGCCCAACACGGCAATCTGGACGGATCGCACCGCGGCCAATGCCTGGGGGAATCCAGGACCTAACTATTTGGACCACTGCATCGCATTCAACAAGGTGCTAAAGCCTCGAGTCGAAGGCATCTACATCCAGAAAGTGCGACGCTACGGAGTCATGCTTCAGACATGCGTGGAGTCGATTGTTCGCCGGGTGAGTTTTGATACGTTTGCCGATGGCGTACATCACTACGGACCGCAATGGGATCCTCTGGTCGAGGACGTGATCGGGACCACAGGCGACGATGGCGTCATCTTTCAGCCTATCGACGGCGCTTCTTTTAGTCAGTACCAAGCCGAGGCCACGGGCGGGAACATCTACCGGCCCAAGGTCAAGCGGCTTAACTTCCGGCACACCCGCAACGACGGTGCGCTGATGTTCTACTGCTCAGGCGGCAACGCGCCTACGGCGATAAGCGTGAACACGATTGCCAACAACGTGCCGGCCACTATCAGCGGCACTCCTGTAGGGACTGGCGGCACGTTTTCTGGCGGCAGCACTTACCAGCTGCAGGTGGTCGCGCTAAATACCATGACTGGGCAAACAATTTATGCCTACACGGCGCAGACCGCTATTACGATCGCGGCGAGCGGATCGGTAACCCTTACGCTGCCAACGGCCCCCGGGTTCCTGTTCAGCGTCTACATGGGCGTGGGCGCGCTAACCAACTTTGCCAAGCTAAGCGCCGCGCAAAACGGAAGCACGGACGCCAAGTCCCTGATGGGTGGTCAGGCGCTTACGTTGACTGACTTGGGCGGGGCCGGCACGCCCGGCAGCGTTACCACGGGGCAACTCTTTACCTTCACCGGCACGCCGCCAGCCGCTGGCAATGCGGTTATTTTCACCGCCGCCCAAGCCGGGGTTATCCCAGGAAAAACCTACTACGTTTTGCCGTGGGGTCTGTCGTCTACCACCATGCTTATCTCCACGCTGCCACGAGGCGCACCGCTCTCCGGCGTTACTACCGGCAGCGCTCTTACGCTGACGGGAAAGTGGGACGTGGGTTACCAGTTCCGTGGAAACATTTCGATAGAGGACGTGGCGACGCAGGAGGGATTGGGCGGCGGCATTGCGGTGGGGTCTACCAGCTATGTGCCTTTCGGCTGCGCTATTGACAACATTTCGGCTAAAAACATTTCCGGCATTTCGTTCCGCATGGCTTCTGGCGACCAAAGCACCATGGCGACTGTTGGAAGCGTGGTAGTGGAGAACGCGTCAAACGACCTTTATAACGGTAGCAATATGGGGTCCAATTTTGACGCAATTATCGGGGTTTATACGTTCCGCGCCGCAAACTTCCTGAACGTCAACAACAACACTTTTTGCTCTCCCGCCGCGCAGTCAAACATCGGGCAGTTGCTGTTTGACTCATGCTTGTTCCGAAACGCGGACTCACAGGGCGTGCTTAAGCTGATTAACGGCAACGTCAACACGCTAAACCGAATAACTTTCCGTGATTGCGTCTTCGGCGCTGGCGTGCAAGGCATCGCTGGGGGCACGTTTGCCAATACCCCGCTCCTGGAGATTATAGGCGGGCGCGCAGAATCCGCGCACGGCGCAATGCTTACCCTGAACGGCGGTTCGCAGTCTATGAACGTGCTTATTCGGGACTTCGACAACGCCAACCAGATTTTCAACATTCTGACGCCATATTCCGGGACGCTTAAACTGAACGTAATGGGCTTGGGGAACTCGGCCAGCATCTTCAGCAACTTCACCATTAGCGGTGCCACCATCACAATGCAAAACCCGGACGGCACTTGCCCGGTAGACATTACCAAACTCTCTGCGTCGGCCTCCGGGCAGATCGCACGGCATTTTGTTGGCACGGCCAATTTCGTTCCCAACAACGTCATGGCGGTGAACAACGGCGCTGGGTGGCAAGTGCTGGGTGGGGCCAAGCAAACCATCACCGCGGCGGGCTCGATGACGCCGGACTTTAGCGCGGGCAACCTGATCACGATTAGCACGCTGGGCGCGGGCCCGACTGCCTACACCATCAACAACCCCAGCAACATGCCTACCGTAATTGGAGAAACGGCCCAATTTACATTCGCCGATGGGGGCGGCGCCGGAAACACCGTTTCCTGGGGCACCAATTACGTGTTTCCTACGGCATTCACCGTGACCGGCATCGGCAGCACAAAGAAATCTACCGCAGTGTTCCGATTCGACGGCACCAACTTAATCGCAATTGGCGCTAATTCCTGGGCTTGATGATTGACAGCCTCAACCGCAACGAGTATAACCGCTCACAAGTGAGCGCTCACTTACTAGGAGTAACCCATGGCTCTGACCGTTCCGCTTCCGTTCAACCCTGGATCACTGGAGTACAACGGTGGCCAGGTCAACCTTGGCGCGTTAAACCAACTGATCACCGCGCTATCGGGTAGCGCTTCGCCCAGTTACGGCAACTGGTTGCCGACCACGCAGGCCGGAGGTGCGACCGTGTCGCTTACCGCTGCCAACATGCTGGGCGGCATCTTCAGCCATACCGGTTCCGCCGGCGCCACCGCCGTCACCACCGCCACCGCCGCCGCCTTGGCCGCTGCGTGGCCCGGGCTGCAAGTTGGCGCGACCTCGCCGTTCGTCTACGTCAACCTTAACAACGCCACGGACACCGTGGCGGGCGGTTCGGGCGTTACGATGACGGCGGGCTCGGCGTCGAGTCCGTTTACCGTAGTCACCAACGCGGCCCGGTTTTTCACGCTTCAATGTACCGCTGCCCCGGTGAACATCATTGGCCTGGGGTGGAACAACGGCGTGGCCACCGTCACCACCAACCTGCCGCACGGACTGGCGGCGGGGAACTCGGCCATTATTGCCAACACGACCAACGCGGCCTTCAACGCAACGTGGACTGTGGCCACGGTACTTAACGCCTACCAGTTCACTTTTGCCATCACGCAGGCGCAGATTATCACTGCATCGGGATCGCCGTCGGTTTCTAACGCGATTGTTCCCGGTCCGTCTGTCACGCAGCCAGCCCTTTTGAACACCGCGCCCACGTTCACTTGCAGCTCGTGGTTTGCGTGGCCCGCCACGATGATCGCGTGAGGATGCCATGGCAATCGTGAAAATACCCGGGGGAATTACCCCCGACAACGTGGGCATGTGGGGCCTGTTTGGCTTAATGTCCAACGTGAACAACTATGCCGAGTCCATCTCGGGGGTGACCACTACCAGCACCAACACCACCCTGACGGCGGCGCAACTGCTGGCGGGGTTCACGCAGTTGAACTCCGGTGCGGCAGGCGGGNACACCGTCACCTTTCCGTCAACCGCGGCCATCCTGGCCGCGCTTGGGCCAACCGTCCCGACCGATGGCACCTACGCGCAGTCGNTTCACCTGATCAACAACTCAGGGCAATCCATCACCAACATTGTGGCCGGTGATGCAAGCACTACCGTGTCGGGCACGGCCACGCTTTCTACCGCGAACGTGCGAAAGCTCATTCTTGCGGTGACCAGTCCGACCACAATCACCGTCACGAACGTGGGTTCTTGGGGTTTGTAACACCGCAGCATCGACTGGTGACCGTTAGCCACCACGCTCGACTTGTGACCGTAAGCCACTGGAGATAGTCATGGCAGAAGATATTGTAGAAAACGACGACTTGGATCCCGTAGGGCCCGAGGAAATTGAGGAAGAAGGGGCCGAGGATACGGAAGAGATCGCCGAGGAAGACGGCGTACCTGCGGAACCGGAACCCAAGGCCAGCCGAGCGCAAGACCGCATCCGCGCATTGTCGGAAGAGTCTCGGCGTGAGCGTGAGGCGCGGCAGCAGGCGGAACAGCGCGCCGAACTGCTTGAACGCCAGCAACGCGAAGCGCAGGAAGCCGCCCGCAGGGCGCAGGAGATGGAAGACGAATCGTTGCCCTACGAGCAACGATTGCACCGCTGGGCCGCTCGCAGGGACCAGGAGTTTCAGAATCAACTGCGAATGACGCAGGCGCAGTTGATGGACCAGTCCGACAAGACGCAATACGAACTGCGTGCCGCGACCGATCCAAGGTTTAAGAAGTACGCATCCCGCGTGGAGGAGCGTCTTACGCAGATGCGGGCGGCGGGAACCAGCGCGCCGCGGGAAGCGGTGTTGAAGTATTTGATTGGCGAGGATGCCCTGTCGGACAGGGGCCGCAGCAACACGGCCAAGCAGAAGTCGGCGGCATCCTCGCGGGTGTCCGTAGCGCGTGGGGAACCGGTCCGGGCAAGATCCGACATCGGAACTCGAGCGCAGCGGGTGAAGAGTTTGGAAGAGCGGCTGTCTGATCAACCGTTGTAACCGAGTCGCAGGCTGAGAGCCGGGCTCATGACTGAGGGTCCACCATGAACATTTTTAAGCTTGTCTCCAGCCTGTTTGGCCCTGGCGGGTTCCTCTCGCCCGGTCTTGTAAACGCGCAGTCCACGTTTTCTGCCGATGTTTCAAACTACATCGAAGAAAAAACCCTGCCGCTTGCCCGTCGCCAACTGGTGGCCTACCAGTTTGGTGACCCCCTGACGTTGCCAATGTCTAGCGGCCTGACCTACACGGCCACCCGCTACGAGCGACTGCCCCTTCCGTTCGCTCCCCTGCAAGAGGGCGTGGCGCCGGTCGGCAGCGCTATGACTCTGTCCCAGGTGACGGCCACTGCCCAGCAGTGGGGTGATCGCGTCATCATCACTGACGTTGCCAACCTCACGATCAAGCATCCGCTGTTTCAGAAGGCCATCGAACTCGTGGCCCTGCAGATGCCCGAGACGATGGAGCGCAACACTTTTAACACGCTGATGGCCGCGACCCAGGTCAACTACGCCAACGGCAAGACCACGCGCGCAAGCCTAATCGCCACTGACGTGATGTCCCCCACCGAGGTGTACCGCGTGGTTGGCTCGATGCTCAACTACGGTGCCCCGCAGTTCATGGGTCAAGAGCGCGAGGACATGATGATCGACGCGGACCGTCCTGCGCAGAACGGCGGATCGCCCGCCACCACGGAACATTACGTCGGCCTTATCCATCCTCTCGTGGTGCAGGACATGCGCCAGAACGCCACCGTCGCCAACGCCTTCTCGAACAGCGACATCAACCGCCTGTACAACAATGACCTGGGCGAGTTCGGCGGCGTGCGATTCTGCAAATCGAACATGGTTCCCTATTTCACGGGCGTTGCCGCCGTCACCGCCTCGGCTCAGGCTGGTGGTGGTACCTTCGCCGTGGGCAACTACGCCGTTCAGGTGACCGGCGCTCCCGCGCAAACCTCGCAGGAACGCAACATCTACCAGGCGCAGACCTCTCTGGCCGTGGCGGCTAACGGGTCCATTACGCTGACGACGCCGAACGTGCCGGGCTTCGTGTTTAGCGTCTACGTCTCCGTGGCAGGTTCAAACACGCTGACCAACCTGGGACTGTGCGCCTCCGGCCCCACCAGCGGCCCGCTGGCCGGTCAGGCAACCCAACTCACGGCCAACACGGCGGTGACCATCACGGGCGTTGGCGCGGCTCAAACCCCGCCCGCCTCCCCCGCAACCGGCGTGACCGTGTTTCCGACTTTCTTCCTGGGGCGCGGGTCCTACGGGCAGGTCATCCTCCAGAACCCGGAATTTCAGTACCTGCGCGACGCGGACAAGTCAGACCCGCTCAACCAGACTCGCGTGGTTGCTTGGAAGGTGTTCTACGGGTCGATCATCCTCAACCAAGCCTTCATGGTGCGCACGGAATCCTCAAGCGCATTCTCGCCCGGCTACCAAGTGACCGCGGCCTAACCAACCCGGGGGCCTCGGCCCCTAAATCCCTGAGGTGACAATGGCGAACGAATACCGATTGCCTGAAGAAATCCAGTCGCGTCTAAATAAGCTTGAAGAGGACAAGGCGCGACTTGAGGTCCTGCTGGCCGAGAAGGAGAGGGAACACGCGGAACTCACCGCGGGCGATGAAGTGCGCCCTGGCGTGTACCGTCATGTGATTGACTTACCCGCATCCGGCGGCATCGCCATCGTCATCAACGGGACGCAGTATTTCCATGGCCAGGCCTACGAGTTTTCGCGAGATGAACTCGCCGGAATCCTGGACATGGAACATCGGTCATGGGCGCACGAGCGCGAAGTCAAAGGCAACGGCTCCTTCGAGAACGCCTACCGGCCCAAGATGAACACGGTCCTGTCAATGAGGGGAACCCGATGAGCGAGCGCAAGGTTGCAAGTATCTTCACCGTAACCGCGCAACTGGTGGAGGGACGGCAAGTGTCCATCAACGGCAATTTCTACGACGACCAGACGGTGCAGCAACGCAACGCGGCGCTTGATGACGTTCTGGACATCGTCGAACGACAGCGCAAGCGGTGGGAGATCCCCGTGCTGCGCAAGAACCTTGAGCAGGCTCAGGAAATGTTGAAGCGCAACCTGTCCGAGATGGAGTATGCGGTTCAGGAAGTGGAGGCCAAAGGTCAGAAGGCTCCCGCGCAGTTGAAAATGAACATCAAGACATACCAGACCAACATCCAGAAGATCAAGGATGACATCGACAAGGGCGCGAGCGAAGTGGCCGCGCTGGAAGCCGAGGTTGTCCGAGGAGCGGCCCATGGCTAGCACTTTGCGGCTTGGCATGCGAGGTGAACAGCTGTATGTGTTCATCGACGACCAGACCTTTCTGCCTGTTGCCCCATCCGTCACGAGCGGGGCGGTCAACGTGCTGTCCGTCGCACAAGATCCGGCAACGGGTCAGAACGTGCAGAACAACATCACCGCGCAGGGCCTTGCACAGTCCTACGCAACGCAGAACGATATCTTGGTTCAGCTTTTGGTTGAATTGAAAACCATCACCTACTATTTGTCGGCGGGGCTGAACGTGCCTGATGACCCCGATACGATTCGCCAAGATCAGGCAACCAATCCCCAACTGAACTAGGAGCATCATCATGCCTATCGCAACTGGATTTACCGGGCCCGTTCTTCTGTCTGACGGACAGGGCTCGCAGACCGGCTTTCGTCAGGGCCGAGGCGGCGACGTGATCGTGTCGGAACTGCACGGGCGCTATTACGAGCAGGCCGTGCGCAACAACCTGTTCTTTGCCTACGCTGCCGCTCAGACCCTGTCTGTCGTGGGCACGGCTATGACGGGCCTGATCCTGTGGAACGGCAACCCCAAGGTCAACTTGGTTCTGCAGAAGGTTGCCGCTCAGGTGACCGTCACTTCCGCCACGATGACCGGCATTGCCCTGGCGTCCACCGCTGCGGGCGCGCAGACGACCACGCCGTCCACGGCAACCGCAGCCACCCGATCCGGCTCAACCCTGCTGGGCGGCACCAACCCCAGCGCCACCGCGCTGACCGTTGGCACCACGGTCACCACCACCGCCTTCTTCCCGCTGCTGCACAACACCGCAGCCATCGCGACCACTGGCGTTGATGCCGTTGTGTGGGACCTGGAGGGAAGCATCATTGTCCCGCCTAACACGGTCATTTGTCTGGCCGCTCTGGGAGCCGCTTCCGCCGCTTCCGCCGTGACCGCTTCCATGCTATGGGAAGAAGTCCCGGTCTAATGATGTACCTTCCCTGCTTGGGGTAACCGAATGAGGTAACGTATGTCCATGACGGCGCAACAGATCATCACCATGGCAATGCAAATTGCTAAAGCGCCGTCGGGATATACGTCCCAGGCAGGGCAGTGTTTCACGCTCACGCTTCAGGACTTGCTCTGGAAGCGTGACCTGCGCGTGAACCTGACGCAGGAGACCGTGGCGATTCCCGCCAACTCCAACGGCCCTTTCACAGGCGCTGCCAACTACCTGCGCACCTACGATTTTTTCTACTCCATCAACGGCGTGACGTTCTTCATGCGCCCGGTGGAGCTTTCGTATTTTGATGCCGAGTTCAAACAGCCGCAGCTGGCGAATTACCCCTACGAGTTTGCGGTTGATTCCAGCCCGCAGGCCAATCAACTGCCGCAGCTGCTCTACATCTACCCGATGAGCAACTCCCCGCTATCGGCCACGCACCGCTACTTCATGCAGCAACCCGACATTGCAACGCCGGAATCGTCGAGCACGGTGCCGTGGTTTGCCGACCAGGATTATCTGGTAACGGCAACCGCCATGCGCTTGATGCGAATCACCGATGACACCAGGCAGGAATCGTTCAAGACGCAATCCGAGGACATGCTACGCAAATACCTAATCATGGAGGGGGACAAGGAATTGATCCCGGCCCGCGTGAAACTTGACCAGGGGCTTTTCAAGCTGAACCGTTCGCTGCGCCCGACTAAAGTCACCGGCTGATGGGACTGCGCAACGCCCGAGAGGTCATCTTTTACCCGGTTGGTCTTACCGACGGGTTCGAGCAAACTTTCACCTTTAAAGGTGCCTGCCAGAAACTCTACAACCTGATCCAGGACCAGAACAACAACGGTTTGATGGTTGCCCGTCCTGGCGTGACCACGCTCGTTGACCTTGCCCAGTCAGGGCCGTGGACCGCCGCCACTCCCGGCATCATCTCCGTGTTCAGCGTGATCGGATCGCGCATCTACGGAATGATCGCGGTGGCGAGCGGCACCTATGCCGGGAAGGACGTCCCGTTCATCTACGATACGGCGTCCAGCGCGTTCACCACCATCTCCGGCATCCAGGCGCTGAACCTGCCGACTTCGATCACCTACACCAACCCGGTTAGCCAGATCACCCCGCCGACCATCGCCCAGGTTGGCACCCAAGTGCTATTCACGCACCCTGGATTTGACGGGAACACGGCCAACAACCGGTTTTTCGGCGTCCTCGACATGAGCGCCGGAGGCCCGATTGCCTTTACCGGAACGGTATCCGCGCCAAGCACCCTCACGGGCGTTACACCCAACCCGATCACCAGCGGAGTGCGCCCCGGGTGGACCATCTCGGATGGCGCGGTCCACGTCCCGGCAAACTCCTACGTCGTGTCCATGACGGCCAACACCATTACCATTAACGCCACCCTGATCGGCGGCGGTGCCGTGACTGCAAACGCCACAGGCGGCACGTTTAACGCGCCCCTGTGGGGATGCGCCAACATCAACCTGACGCCCTGCCCAACCGTCCCGGTGGGCGTAGCGCAATACAACAACCGCGCATGGTTCGCCGTTGGAAACGCAATCATCTTTAGCGACATCCTCAACGCAACCAACGCCTCTACCGCGGTCACGCAGGTACTCACACTTGGCGATGCCGCTCCCCTGACGGCACTGGCAGGGCTTCCCCTTCAGACCGGCACCCAGGGCGTCCTGGCGGCGCTGGTGGCTTTCAAGGGCGCGGGCAGCAGCGTGTGGCAGATCACGGGCGACGTGGCCAACTCGCCGTCAAACCTGTCCTTGCAGAACTTGGCGAACACGTCCGGGTGTTGGGCGCCGCGCACCATTGCGCAGACGCCCAACGGTATCTACTATCTCGGCATTGATAGCGTGTATGTGGTGAACCTGCTCGGGCAAATCTACCCGCTTGCAAACAAGATAGGCGACCCGCGCTCCGACATCGCGGACGCTTTCACTAACGCAACGCAGGCGCAGGGCAGCAACGCCTGCGCGGCGTGGAACCAGGGCGTGTACCGGATATCGCTCGAGTCCACCTGGCGCGGCTACGTGTACCGCGGCGTAAACTCTCTGGACTACTGGTTCGATGAACACGGCAGGCGCTGGACGGGAACTCACTCCTGGCCCTACCACTGCGCTGCCGCACTGCAGGACGCGTTCGTTCTGTCGTCGTATTGGGCACCTGCCAAGTTGTGCGTGTCGTTCCCGGACCAGCACAACACCAGCGTCTACACGGACATAGTGCAGTCGGACGGGCTGACCACAACCTCCGGGTTTTACAACTGCGAGATGACCTCGGCCCTGATGCCCAACATTGGCGACATGGCTATGAACGCCATCGTGGAGACCACGGTGGAGGTGGGGCATTCGGTTCGTCCATCGCAATACTTGTTAAGTGCACAAGACGACAAAGGAAACACGCTCAACACGGCAACGATAAACCTGACGCAGTCAGGGTCAACTTGGGCAGCAAGTGGCCCGCCCATCTGGGGGTCGTTCGTGTGGGGATCCGGCGCCTACGTTTCCGGGCAGTACAGTGTGGGATGGTCGGCCCCGATCATCTTCAAGCGGCTTGCAATTGATATCATTGCGCCAGCCAGTCAGGCGGTGGCGATGGGGGAGGTGGCTATGCGATACCAGAAACTGAACTACACCCTGGCGGCGGTGTCCTGATGGCCATCATCGACACCCTTCCGGTCATCATCGCCAACGGCACCACGGCTGACGCCACGCAGGTTATGGCGGACCTGAACTACATCGTGACGCGGGTTAACAACAACGCCGCGCCGAACAACGGCTTGCCGGGTAACGCGGCCTTGCTCTCCCAGGCCAACGTGTTCACCGCCGTTCAGACTGGCATCGACGGAAACGCACTGACCGCGTTTCCCACCATTCAGCAAATACAGAAAGAGGGTCTTGTGTGGGGCGGCACGTCTGGCGGCACCAACACGGCGACCATCACGGTGTCGCCTGCGCCCCTGGCCTTGGTTGCCGGTCATAGCTTCCGATTCATTGCGGGCGGGTCCAACACGGGCGCGGTGACGCTCAACGTAAACGGCCTGGGTGCGGTGGCGGTAGTCAAGGTTGCCGGAGGCGGCGCGGTGGCCCTGGCGCCCGGGGACATCATTGCCTCGCAAGTGGTCACGGTGGTGTACGACGGGACGCAGTTCTGGCTTACGCCACAATTTCCTTACACGCACGGCGCGGATATCGCCTCAGCTGGTACGGTTAACCTGTCCACGGCCACGGGCGACTTTGTGCGTGTTACCGGAACAACGACCATTACTGCCATCACGCTGACCGAGGGCGCGAAGAGCACGGTGTTCTTTACCGGATCGCTGGTCCTGACCAACGGGGCGTCCCTTGTACTGCCGGGGGGAAACAACATCATCACGGCTTCGGGCGACATTGCAATCTTCCGTGGCTACTCGGGCGGCGTGGTGTATTGCGAAGCGTACACCCGCGCATCGGGCACGGCGGTGGTGGCTAGTCCGCTGCGCAACTACATCGACGGTTTTATTATGTCGAACGACGGTGGATCGCCCAACACGGTGATTGACGTTGGCTCCGGTCAATGTACGGACTCCACCAACGCGGTGACCATCACGGGCGCGGCCTTGACCAAGAATCAAAACTCGTGGGCGTCTGGCTCGGCTGCGGGCGGCAAACTCTCTGCCGCCGCCATGGCAAACGCCACCTGGTATTACTTCTTCGTCCTGTACAACCCCACCACGGGCGCGGTGGATTACGGATTCGACGTGGCATCCACGCCAACCGCAACGCTCATTTCAGGGTACACCTACTACCGGCGCATTGGCATGGCCAGGACGCAGGCAGCGTCCACCAACTGGATGCTGTTTGAGCAGGACGGCGACAACTTTTATTGGTCATCACCGCAGGCAGAGCAAACAAACACGGGTAAATCAGCAACGGCAAGCACGCTAACGCTTCAATGGGTTCCCGCAGTAACTGTTAGGTGGTACGGAAACTTGCTGTTCACGGTGAGCAGCAACGGGTTTTCATTGCTCACGCCGACCGATGCTGCGGACGTCGCGCCAGCGGTGAATGCCACACTGACGTTCAGCCGCCTTAACCCTTCCGGGGCAAATTTCACCGGGTACGTCAAGTGCATTGCCCAGCAGTTGCGCATCCGGTTTGATGAGACCGGAAACAATTATTGGCTTACCACGCTCGGATGGGTTGACCAGAGAGGTAAAAACTCATGAGTTATGAACCGGAAATGGTGGAGTTTGCTTTTGCTGACGACATTGTTTTAAAGGCTACCCGCTTCGATGCGGAACACCCGTCCGTCGGCACTCAGCACAAGCACACAAGGGACCATATCAGCGTGGTCCTCGGGCCGTTCGCGGTGCAGATCGGAGATCCCGTCGGGGTGCGCGACGATGCGCCCGCGGCCCTGATCGGCGGTCCCGGCCAGCCTATGACCGTCACCGTCGAGGCGGACCGATTCCACCGCTTCCACTCACTCGCCCCGGGAGGCGTCCTCCTGTGCATCATGCGTGGCGACACGTTTAAGGAGTAGATCATGCCATTGGCAAGCATCGCGTCGGTCGTCGGTATCGCCGGAGGGCTAAACTCCCTGTTTGGCGGTAGCGGCGACCAGGGGCAGCAGTATGTCCCCTATCAGTTCGGACCCGGCCAGGCGCAGGCAGCGCAGCAGGCCGAGGGGCTGTTCGCAAGCCAGGGGAAAAACCTGTCGCAACTGTCGCAGATCGCCCCGTATTTGCAGCAAATCCTGTCTCAGCAGCAGGCCCTGCCTTACGCCAATCTGCAAAGCATTGCGGGTCAGGCCAGCGCCATGTATCCAGGGATTGCGCAGGCGCAAGGACAAACGGCGAGCACGTTGGGCGGGCTGGCAGGGCAAAACCTGACCAACCAGCAAAACCTTATGGGCGCTGGGCAGGCCCTTTACACTGCGGCCACCGATCCTCGTCAAGGGTACTACGACCGCGCCATCAATCAATTGCAGCAGCAGGTAGGGGCGGCAAACACTCAAGCAGGCGTAGCGAACACGCCTTACGGAGCGTCCGTCGAAGGCACGGCCATGGGCAACTTTAACCTGGACTTTGCAAACCAGCAGTTGGCTCGGCAACAGCAAGGGTTACAGGGCTTGTCCACGGCATACCAGTCTGGCATTGGCCAGCAACAGGCGGGAACGTCGGAACTTCAAGCCATGCTGGCCCTGTTGCAGGCGCAGCCGCAGACCATGCTGCAAGGCGGGGCCCTCCCGGTGAACATCGGGAACCAGATTGGACAGATGCAAACCGGCGCAGCCAATCAGTTCTCCCAGGGCGTGAGCAATGCAAACATCCCGCAGCAGCAGCTGGTGGGGCAGCTCCTCAGTTACTTGAACGCCGGTCAGAACGCAAACCAGCAAGGGTTCAGCCAATTCAACACCAACCGTGACTTCCAGTCCAACCAGATGCAAGGTGCCGCAGCAGGCTTGGGCAACGCGCTTGGATGGTTGGGACAGCCCGCCACGCAAAACAGCGGCCCGTCGAACTTCACCAACCTGACGAACACGGTCGGCGGTTGGTTTGGTGGCGGTGGTGGCGGTGGTGGCGGTGGCGGCGGTGGTGGCAGCGTTATCCCCACTTTCAGCTAGGAGAACAGCATGCCATTGTTTGGCGGGAATTTCGGGATGTTCCCCGGCTCGATTGCGACCGGGATGATGCAGGGACAGGCCAACGCGCAGGAAATGGCCGATCGCGCCATCAAGCAGCGCATGGCCGCGGCTCAGTTGGCCGAGTACACAAGCGCCCTGAACCGCGAGCAACAGCAACGGCGGTTTGGCGGTCAAACCTTGTACGGCCTGCTGGACATGTACGGAAACAATCAACCGCCAGCGCCCATGCCTGGGACGCCTTCTGTCTCGGCAAGCGCTCCGCAGCAGGGCCAGGCACCGCAGGGAGCGCCTCCACCCGTGGCGGATCGAGGCTACGGGTACGGCTTGGCGCAAATGCCGCTAGCCAATCAACCCATTCCTGGCGTGCCGCTGTCCGGGCCTGCATCCGGGTTGCCAGCGTATATGGACCCCGCGTTGCGCCAAGTAATGCCAGGGGGCGGAGACCCGTCAAAAGCCCCGGCTATTAACGGCGTGCCCTTGTATCGACCGGTTACTTCTCTAGGGTCTCCGCCGGAACCGGTTATTTCCGGTGGCATGGTCGAGTCTCCCGAGGTTGGCGTGTCGGCAACGGTACCCGAACGGATACAGCAAGACCCCATGCTTATCCGGTTCTTGCGTGCTGCCCGATCAGCAGGCGTTCCGGCTGAAGCTTTGCCAGACATGGTGGCGAAGTTCAACCCGATCATGGCGAACGAAATCCGGGAGGTGCAGAACCAGTCCCTGTCGGATTACCGCGAGCGCAGGGTTGACGTTGAGGAGGGCAAANTTGGCGTGTTGGAACGAGCCGAATATCGTCGAGGGGAGCAAGGGCAAGAAAGAATTGATTTGTTGGCGAAGAAGTTGGGGGATCAAAACGCGATTATGCGCGAGGCCAACCGCATCCGTGCCATGCAAGTTGGGAAGCCTATGAACGAAAGGGAACTGGAGTTTGCGGCTGACGCGTTCAACGCAGGGATCAATCCGGCAACCATCCTGGGGCGCAGTCAGGTGAGGCGGGACCAGTTCTCCGATTACATGGCCAAGCGAGGAGAAGGCGCGGCAGAGGTGGCGTCAAAGCGCATGGCAGCGGGCGCGGAATCCGCCGGGCAGCGGGCATTGTCGATGGTTGGTGCCAAGCAGTCCGTCGCATACGGATTGATGGAAAAGACCCTGCCGCTGATTTTGGAAGCCTCCTCCAAAAGTAAACGCACTAAGTTCAATGATTTTAATAACATTCTTATGTCGGGCGAACGGCGCACGGGCGATAAAGACGTGGTGCAGTTGGGCGTTTATTTGAACACGCTTATCAATCAATATTCTCGCGCTGTCAGCCCAACCGGAACGCCTACCGTGTGGGACAAGAAACATGCGCGAGAAATGCTGGAAATTGGATTTTCAGAAGGCCAGTTGAAAGCCGCGATTGAATCGCTGATGAACGAAGTAAAAGCCGAGTCCACTACCGTTACAGAGGTTCAAGCAAAGCGCCGGAAGTCCTTTGTGGATTCGCAGAAGTCAGGTGGTGCGGCACAACCAGCGGCAGGCGCTCAGCCAGGATTTGCTCCGCCGCGCACCGTCGCATCCCGGCCAGCCACTGCCAAGGAGGGAAGCTACTTCGAGGATAACGGAACGTGGAGCAAGTTCAGCGGCGGGAAGTGGGTTGAGAATGTACCGCCTCCTCCGGGGCTAAAATAATGGGTAAATTTTACGACTCGCAAACCACCGGGAAGCTTTACGAGCCCGCTGCAAGAACGCCCGAAGAGCAGCCGTCCATTGCCCGCAGGGCCGCGGGCTTTGCGGGAGACGTGCTGGCCGGAGGAATCGAGCCGATGATGGCAATGGCGTCCGGGGCGCTTGCAACCCCTATCGCGGGCCTTGCTGGCATGGCGTCGCCCCTGTTTGGCGCCGACCCTGCCGACACCGCGCGCTTATTGCAGCGGAGCATGACCTACCCGCCGCAGTTCGAAGCCGGCAAGCTGGGCATGCAGCTCGCCGAGTTGCCTATGCGGATTCCTGCTGCGATTGGCAGCGCCATCGGCGAAGGGCTTGCCGGGGTTTCCACCCGCGCCGGCATGCCTGCGCCTGTGGCGGGCATTGGCGGGGCAATCGGCGAACTTGCTGGGCAAGCGGTCCCTGCAACTCTGGGTTTGAGGGTTCCCAAGGTTAACGGGCCGTCACAATGGAGTGTTGGCGGGGCTCCAAAACCAGGAAAAACCATCATTCCTGAGATTAACCCGCTAGGTAACATGCTGCCCACCAGCACGCCTCCAAAACCGCTTACAGAACAGCAAAACCTGCGCCTCCCAATTGCCTTGGAAGCAAGAAATGCCGGGTTTGTGTTCATCCCAACCACGGTGCAAAAGAGCGCAATCGGATCCGCCGTGGAAACCATTGGAAAAAAGCTCTCGCGAGAAGGGAAAATAAGCGAGAAGAACCAGAAGGTGCGCAACGAATTGGTGGCCAAGGAACTGGGCCTGGCCAAGGGAACACCGCTCACGGTGGATGCCGTTAACGGAGTTATTGATCGAGAGCTGGACGCCTACCGGGAACTTGGCAAAGCACAAATGCCGCCAGTTCAAGTTACCACGCCTCCTGCGTTTACAACCCCCTGGAACACCATACCAACTACGGCCATGCGCAAGGGCGGCGTCCAGGTTGACGTGAAAAAGTATGGCCCAGTCATTGACGATCTGGCGGAATCGGCGGGTGGATTAAAAAGCAGGCTTGGTCCAGGGGTGGAAGGACAAAATGCGGCGCACTTCAAGACGCGAGGAGACGCATTCCTCGTTGAGCATGAGCCGCAAAATCTTCTTAGAGCCATCATCCAGTTGAGGGACGAAGCCAAGACTAACTTGGCGGGCACTCCAGACATTCCGCGAAAAAGGAATGGGGAGTGGGCGTACAAAATGAGTCGCGTGTTGGAAAACATGTACGAAGACGCACTAGCACAGACGGGGCGCCCGGACTTGCTGGCAAAGTACCAACGCTCTCGGCAAACCATTGCCAAAGCTCACGACGTTCTGCAAAGCCTGGACGGCGCAGGAAACGTCCAGGCGTCGCGCCTTGTTGCGCTTGAGAACCAAGCCCGAAAGAAGGGAGATAAACACTTTACCGGGAACCTGAAAATTGCGGCTGACTTTGCGGCAGCGTTCCCGGACGCCAACAAACCGTTAAAGGGCGGCGCATTGCAGCATTCATTAAACCCCTACGACTTTGGAATTGCCCTGGCGGAGGGCGCTTCCGGGGGCGTGCCGGGCGTGTTGCTGGCCACCGCACAGCTGGGCGGGCGTGCGTTCGGTCCGTCCCTGGCGGCTACTGAATGGTTCCAAAAGCGCTACGCAAACCCTCTCCCGAAAACGGGGACTTCCTACCGGAACATTTACGCACGGTCGATCCCTACGGGTATGGTAGGGGAGCGGCTAGGAAATCCCCCCACCCCAGGACCAAACCAGGACCGGGACATCATGGACTATGTGTTCGACCTGATTAAATGAAGATCCTCTGCATTGACGGCACCGGCTGCGCTCTTGACTGGTGCATGCGCTGCAACCTTGTCGGGCATGAGGTGAAATGGTTTGTGCGGGAAGAAAAGCGCCCGCTTAAGCATGGCCGTGGCGTGGTTGATCGTGTCCAGGACTGGCAGAAATGGATGCGGTGGGCGGACCTTGTGTTCGTCACCGATAATTGCCAGTACATGACCCAGCTGCAGCCCTATCACAACCTGGGCTATCCCATCTTCGGCAGCAACGTCGCGTCCGCGCAGTTCGAGCTTGACCGATTCGCAGGACAGAAGATATTCGCCAAATACGGCGTGAAGTCCATCCCGTCGAAGCTTTTCCACAACTACAGAGACGCGGCACAATACGTCAAGACATCGGGAAAGCGTCTTGTGTGCAAGCCCAATGGGGAAGCCGACAAGTCCCTGTCTTATGTCTCGCCAAAAGAGAACTCAGCCGAGGCACTGCTTTACATGCTCTCGCGCTGGGACAAGTCCTCCAAGTTGCGCACCAGCGCCAGAGACAACGGCTTCATCCTGCAAGACTTCGTGCCTGGAATCGAAATGGGCATTTCCGGGCATTTCGGGCCGCACGGCTGGAACAGCGTGTTTACCGAGCATTGGGAGTTTAAAAAACTCATGGCCGGCGACATGGGACCGAACACCGGCGAGATGGGAACCGTTATCCGCTACGTCAAGAAGTCCAAGCTGGCCGACATGGTCCTGAAGCCTCTTACGCCCTACCTGCGCGAGATCGCCTACCGCGGCGACTTTGCCATTAATTGCATGGTGGGCGACGAAGGCGGTTACCCCTGGCCCCTTGAACCAACCTGCCGCGCCGGGTGGCCGTCCTGGATCATTGAGACCTCGCTGCGGTGCGGCGATCCGGCGCAATGGATGCTAGACATGCTCCGCGGGCGCGACACCCTCAAGGTATTGCCAGACATCGCCGTGGGACTGGTCGTCGCCCAAGGCGGATTCCCCAACCCACGGCAGCTGGCCGAGGACGTGGAAGGCGTCCCCGTCTACCGATTCGGAGACTGGCGGCGGCATCACCCCGTGGAAATGATGTATGACGCTCGCCGCGCCCTGTGGGAGACCTGCGGCGACTACGTCTGCGTAATGACCGGACTTGGGGGCACCGTCTCAGGGGCCCGCAGGAGCGCGCAGGCAGCGTTCAAATCCATCACCATACCCAACTCACCGTTCTACCGGGATGACGTGGGAGAGAGGCTCAGAGACCAGCTGCCGCGCCTCCAGGCGCACGGCTTCGCGCTAGGGATGGCTTACTGATGAACACCGAGGCATTGAGGCAGGCGTTGATTCTTGCCCGGGGCGACATGATCGAGGCTGCTGCCTCGCTTCATTGCAGGGCCTGGGACGTGGCCGAGGGCGTGCGGGCGGTCCCGGAGTTGCAAGCCTTGTGCGCTGCCATCCGAGAAGAGAAGGCAAAAAATGCTTCCTGGGACGCGCTGACCACCGAGGCGTTCGGCGCCGCAGTCACGGCCAAGCTTGCCGTGTACCGGGCCGAGGCTTTGGAGGAAATACGCACGATCGCCGTCATGGACGCGGGAGACAACGCCGAAATGCACAAAGTCAAACTGGCGGCGGCGGTAAAATTGTTCGGCGAGGCGGCGCCGCAGCGCCAAGACGGCAGCATTGCAGAGATCATGCAGGACCTGGCGAAGCGCTATCAGGAAGCCGCGCCTCGTCTGGCTCGTCTGAGGGTTCAGTTAGACTTCGAGCAGAGCGCATCTTCCGCTGAATCGGCGCCGCTCCATCTTCCGCCGGATACCGGTCCCACTTCGCTATCATCCGAATCATATCTTCCAGCCCGTCAAGACCGCCCCGATGATAATGCTCTGCTGCCTTCAGGTCCGCCTCGGCGGTCGAGAAAAAGTAAATCCGTGGGCGCGTGAGAACATGGCCGGCAAACTCCATCATCTGCACCTGCCGTTCGGGGATGCCGTCGCTCCACATATCGGGGGTGACAAGACTCCACCCGTCCACCTTGGCAGACAGTTCGTCGATGCGGCGATAGGTATCGTGAAACTGCTGATCGGCATGGGCCAGGGGCTGGCTTACCAGTTTGACCGGCCACGCGCTGTCGGGCCCGTCGGGCGGAGAAAGGCGGGTGGCCCGAGACACCATGCGGTTAAACCCCGGGATGTCCGCCGCGGTGCAGATATGGATGTCCGGGCCATGCCCGACCGATCCAGCGCAAGCGGCCTCAAAGTCCGTTGCCCTGTGTTGCTTCGCCGTCGCCAGCAGGCGCTCGCAGTCTGCTGCGCTCGGGTGAATGCGGGAAACCAGCCGCCGGTACACGTTCCAATCTCCGGGGATCCGCACCACAAAAACCTCGGTTGCTTGCAAGGCCAGCGCACCCAAATCGTACCGGTTCAGCGGACAGTACAGGGACAACTTCGCCGGGGTAACCGGGCGGTCGATGGCAATGTACCGGCTACTGGGTTCTTCGCGCAGCACGCCGCCGCGAGTTTGCCACCGAGACAAGGAAGCAAGCCCCCAGAGTTTATTAAACGCATGAACGGGGATGTCGCCGAACTCGCGCTTTTGCAGGCCTCGAGAAAGGCGGCGCATGGCTTTAGCCGGTATTTCATCGCACCATACCCGGCCAAAGCGCCGAACCAAGTCGCGCAAAACAGGTTCCGGCTGTTTTGTCCAATACGACTGCATAAGGCCTCCAATGAGACAAATTAAACGAATGCAATTGCACCGCATCAAGGTAAGCAGCGCTCTGTGTGGTTTTACAATGGGAATGGCGGGCATTGTACTGTCCGACACGGCGGACGCCGTATTTAGCGACCACACTGTGTTGTCGGGGGTGGTCGGCCTTGCGGTGACTGCAGGACTTGGCGCAATTGGGTGGACGGTCACTTCTGCCCTTGGGCGAATTGCGCGACAATTGGACGTGATCGAGGCAAGAGTCCGGCACACAGACGAACGGCTTGCCCGGCTTGACACGCTTCACCCGGAGGGAACGGCAGTTGGACATATCGCAGCAAGGCGTTGAGTTCATTAAGTCACGCGAAGGCTTCGACGGGACCGCATACAAGGATTCCGCCGGGTACTGGACCATTGGTTACGGCCACAAGATCAAGCCCGGCGACCCGTACAGCCCCTACACCACCATGAAGGCGGACGAAGCGCTTGCGTTGCTGGAGCGAGACTTGCAACCGGTAGTGGCGTGCATTAACCACAAGTGCACGGCGCAATTGACTCAGAACCAATTCGACGCCTTGTGCGCTTTCACGTTCAACGTGGGCTGCGGAGCGTTCGAGACTTCCACCCTTCTTCGGCGGTTGAATGCCGGAGACTTCGGCGCCGCGGCCCAGGAGTTGCTGCGGTGGGACCATGCGGGCGGGCGCGAGGTGCAGGGCCTGCTCAACCGTCGCGAGGCTGAGCGCGACTTGTTCTTGTCGTAGGAGGCGTAAATGCCCACACTTGCCGCAAAAACCACGGATATGGCCATGTCCGCAATACTCATCGGGATCATGTCCTCGGCGCAAGCCATGCCAGATTCCGCAACCTGGGGGACCATGCTGACCCCTGTAGTGTTCAAAGTGTTCCTCATCTCGGCCATCGCAGCGTTCGTCCAGCATACGCGGACACCGGGCGAGTTTGGCACCACCCAACCGGAGAAAACCAATGCTTGAGCGCACGTTCCGTTACCTGCTGCTTGTCACAATTTTTGCGCTGCTGGTGGGCGTGTTCGGTGGAATCCACGGGTGTGCGCTCGTGGGGGCTCCCGTCGCGCAGACCACCAACCAGCGCCTTGTCTACGCGCAAGGCGTGGCTACTGCTGCTGAAATGATGGCAGATCACTTGCTGACTGCTCGGCTTATCTCCAGTGCCAAGGCGCAGGCCGTGCAGAGCGCTGCGTCCACCATTCAATCGTCAGCGGCAGCTTACTGGGCAACCGGAGGCACTGCCAACGTGCAGGCGGTGACCTCCGTGCTTGCAAGCGAACTTCCGGCGCTGGAATCTTTCCTCGCCGCCAACCAGGGGAAATGACATGCCCGTTATTTTGATGGCGCTGCAGCTGGCGCTCCAAGGCTTTGCCGACCTGCAAGCGGTGATCGCGGTAGTGGGGCCCATCATTGCGAAGATGCAATCCGAGTCCCGCGCGCAACCGTCTGCCGATGAACTGACAAGCATCGCGGCCCTGTTCAAGCAGGTGGACTCCGTCCTGCAAAAACACATTGCGGACGCCCGGGCCGCGGGCCTTTAAGCTTTGCGCGGCACTTGCGGATCGAGCAGGTAGCCGCGCTTGCTCTGGGTCCGCAGCCACTCAATCGCCTCCTTGCGCTTGCGGTCCAGATACGGCGTGTCATCTTCCGAAATGGTTTCCGTAACCTGGCGAATCCAGGCAAGCCTAATATCGTCAGCGTAATCTTCCATTAAGTTTCCTTTATGGTTATCCCGTGAACCGCTTTCATCAGCTTCCGCTTGAGGGAGTAAACGGATGTTTTCATCCCTTTCACGTCCTCGACAACCTCGGAGCCGCCTTGCGTATAAACAAAGTCGGCAACGTAGTTGCAGACACGAACGCCGTTAACGTCGATCCTGAACGGTACTTGCAGGCAAAGACCAGATATTGAGCCGGACTTTTGCAGAATAGAAAGCTGCAAATACCGGTCAGCCTCTTTCTTGCTGCAAAAGGTTATTCCGTCAACCTCCGTGCGCTTGTTCCGGTACTTGCTAGGCGCCTGGCGGGTAGCCGTCATTTTCTTGTCTCGATCACGGTTGTAATCGGCCAGTTGCTCCGGGGTCATGCGGAAAACGGACATTTAAACGCTATTCCTTTTCAATCATGATTGGCTTCCTGTGAGGGCTTGAGAGCGCGGCCTTGGGATCGTTCTCGTTGTAGTAGGCGCTCATTTCTTCTTCAGCGCCTTCATCGGATTATTCCGATCAGGGTGCCTGTGGGCGGCGACCGTGCGCAGCGTGATCAGCGCGTGTTCCATGCAAGCGATCTCCCGATCGGCTTCGGCCTGGATCATTTCCCGGGCCTCGACCCGCGCCGGGAGGACGCGTTGGAGTTCGGAAAGCGCCCGCCGCACGCAGGCGG